CATAAATGCCATCAACTGTTCAAAGTCTTCGTCTGATAAATTTGCTTTATCAATATTATCCCATAATGGGTGACTTGGCATTGTGGAAACTTCTTTAATCATAAACACAGGATCGCCGTTGGCATCGACACCTTCGACTGTTACTGTGCTTGTGAAACTGATAGGAGGTTCAATACCGCCTACGCTTGTTGCTGATGTAGATGTAAACTGTTCACCTACTTTGATTTCTGCACCGTCAGGCAATGTGGTTTGACTTAGTGTAGGAGCATCTCCTGTCCAGTTACTGGCCATTTCGGTACTTGCTGACACGTTGGTTCCCATAAATCGTGCATCAGCCATTCCTTTTTCCATTTGGAACATCTTTTGCACCTGTTCTGGATCAAGTCCTTTTGACTTTGCCCATTCAGCAACTTCAGGTTTAATATCTGGTTCTGCATCAAAGTTAATGCCTACTTCTTTTAGTTCAGCAGCACTTACAGGTTCTGCTTTTACAGTTTCAACTTCTCGCATATCTGTAGCACCACCGTCGGGCGTGCCTGCATCTTGATCGCCATATTCGCCATCATCACCTGGTAATTCTGTTTTGTCAACACCAACATCTGTTGATGTAGTAGTTGCACGTTCTAGATCTTGACCTTCTAGTCCTGCGTGATCTTGTAGTGCATCTTGACCACCAAGTTCGTTAATTTTTCCACTTATTTCTTCAAATTCTGCTTTGAATACTTCTAGTTCTTCACCGGAAACATTACGCATCGCTGTTTCTAGTGCGTTCTGTGTTTTAAGTAGATCTTCTGCCGCTTCAGGAGAAAGGTTTTCAATGCTTGTAGCCTTCATACCTTCCAAACCTGCAACATCAATTGTCTGTCCGTCACTGGCAATAATAGCCTGCGAAACATCTGGGTCAACTAGGTCGCCGATCAGTTCAATAGCACCACCAGCCGCAGCACCAACTGCACCAGTCATTGCTGACTTACCGATTGCTGTAGAAAGGTCTTTGCCTTGTAGAATATCTTTTGTAGCACGACCAAGGAAACCACCTACTAAACCGCCTAGTGGTCCACCTGCTAGTGCAGCCGCTGCTGTTAGAATTGCAACCGCAACACTGGCTTTGCCTGGATTTTCTTTTGCCCAGTCACTAACTGCTTTTACAGCACTTACTACTTTTGAATCTTTTTCGCCAATTTTAGTTTTTAGTTCTTTAAACTTGGCATCCATATTTTGAACTGGACCTGCATTTTTAATTGCACTGCCTAGTTTGTCTATTTCTGCTTTAATTGCACCTGCTGCATTTTTAACAGCGTCAGCGCCTTTACCTACTGCTGTTCTATTTCCGCCTGCTTCGGTTGCGCCTTTTTCTACATTTGCAAATACCTGTTTAATCTGATCAGGTGTTAGTTCTGCTTCAAGAACAATACGTTCAATGTTGCTTACAAAAGGAACAATGGCCTTTTGTTCTAGCAGTAGCATATCAGGATCATTCCATCCTTCTGTAATATATCGTTTTTGTATTTGTTCTAATCTCATAGCATCTTACCTAGTTCTATTTTTTGTTTAGGATTCAAAGCATCAATCTGTTTTTGAATGTCCGGTGGAATAGTAGCATTGCCCATAGCACCTGTTGCTACACCCTGTGCAACGCCTTTCAATCCACCCTGTGCTGCTTGACCATCAAAACTAGTGTCTGAGCCTTTTGCTTGTCCACCTTCGTCACGTGCAATAGCATCTGCTACCGCAGCCTTGAATACATCGTCAAGTTGTCCGCTGCTTAGTCCTTCCATAAGTGTACCAACACTTGAAAAGTCTATGCTTTGATTTACTGCAACTTTATTTCCGCTAGGAGGTACAATTTTCTTTTGACCTGCACTTTTTATGCTTACTGCATTATTAGGATCTGGTTCTTTGGCTGTTTGTGTATTTGCTTGTGTGTTGTCTTGTGGAGTTTTTTGTGCATCAGGATTCTGCTTGGGATCAGCAGTTGCGTCTTTGGCTCCTGCTACAGCACCTTTTGCTACGTCTGCTACGCCTTTACCTACAGCAGCAATACCTTTGCCAACTGCTCCTGCTACCTTGCCTACGCCCTTAGCCGCGCCAGCGGCAGCGGCGCCAGCCGCTTGTCCAACTTTAGCCCCGGTTGTAACTTTTTTCATTGCTTCTTTAGCACCATCTGTAGGATAGCCATTCTTTGCTAACCAATTTAGTACCATATCAGGTGTTGCACCTTCACCTTTGTCTTGAGTTCCTAAGAACTTCATAAATTCTTTCTTCATTTGATTGGCTTCATCGCCGGCTTCAAGTCGCCCTGCTGCCTTGTTACTGCCCATTTTAGCAAGTGCCTTGTTTCCCATCTTCTTAAGGAATCCCATAGGCTTTTCATCTAAGCGATCTGTTTCTACCAATATTTCATTAAGACGCATTATAATTCTCTCACAAGTATAGTATGTTTACTTATTGTTATTTATTTCTGTTTGACTGTTTAAAGAGATCTAAAGATCTCTAGCGTTTTCGCTAACGCTCAACGCTTTTTCTTCCCTAAACGTTTATTAAGTGGTAATAATTAAATTGCGAAGCAATTTTTAGCATCATCTAGATATTTGAGCCACAATTCGCCCGTTGCCGGACGAATTATAGTGACTAACATCATCTGAGTTATCATCACCACAACTGTTTAAGAAGATTACATATAATATGTACGGAGGCGGCAGACCGTCAACCCCCTACTTCAGCATTCGCAATATCCGCGGAAGGCAGTTGATCCCAAACAGTTCGAAATCACTTGCCTGTGTGTTGTATCTTTTTCACAGAGCACACATCTTTTATGCCTAAGTTAGCATTGTCCTTGCAACACGCCAGTATCTGAACCGGGTATCTCACCGTTCCTCAAGACGAGTCGAGCATCCCCGACCAAACTACGTTGCTATTTTTTTGCCTGGATTAAGTGTTCTAGAAGGGCTTTTTTGAGTTTGTCTGAACCGCCTACTCTAACATTGATAATACCGTTGTAGTAATCATCACGTTCTAGTACTCTACGTTCAAATTGCTCTCGTGCCTCGAGATATGACATTTCACCTCTGCCTTTACATAGGTATAGAATTTCTCTTGTAAAGTTGTTAGGGCCTTGTGCGTCAACATCAGCCTGTAATCTATCAGATGAACCCCAATAGTCTTTCCAGTCTGACTCTTTATATCCGCGTCTCTTATTTTTTTTGCCTTTAAGAGGTGGTTTTGTAGTTTTAAATTTGGCTAGTTTTTTGCCTATGTATTTTTGTTGCGTGGTTTTATTTGTTATGAGATAAACGAAGCCTTCATATTCATCAGGAATACTTTCAACAATATCGCCTTTATATGTCCAACTCGGATTCTCCATCACTCTTACTTACTTTTGATGGTCTTCCTACCTTGCCTTTTCTGGCTTCCTTTCGTTCTTGCCTTTTGTTTTGTATCTCAGTGCGCCTTGTACTTGCGTGTCGTCTAATTTCCGACAACCAAAATCTTGCTTTTATGCCTGCTTCGTCACTACCTTTGTATTCAAAACGATCCTGCCACTTAAAGTAGTTTTGGAACGCTTCAATCATTTCGTCGTGACTGTCTGTACTCATCTTAAATTTGGGCCTGTAAAAAATAGTGCCATTGATTTTCTGACACCAGCAGTTACTGGTGTTACTTTATGCTGTATCCAACTAGGAAATATTAAAAGTGATCCTGGTTTATCGAATTCATCAATATCCCATTCACCATTGATAAACAATTTAAACTTTCCACCTTCATATTCTGTATCGCTACAGTTTAAAAGTGCTGTAAGTTTGATATCATACTGTTCCTTTAATACTCCATCTCCGTGCCAACTGTATTCACCTTTGTAATAAGCATCATATTCGTTGTACAACAGTGTCGAAAAACTGTTAGGTTGATATAAATCAAATCCAAAGTTCCATTTGTTTACATCAAACACAATGTTTACAATTCTATCAAGGTCGTTTTTAAGTTCGCCGTATTGCATCACGCCTACACGGCTTGTTTTTGTTACTCCGTCAGCAGGTTCATCAAATCCATCATCAACAATCTTGCTTTTGAACGTTTCAACTAGTTGTGGTAGTTGTTCTTGCGGGTGTGCATCTGGTGAACAAAAGTAACTTACCTTCATTGCACAATCTCAATATCGTTACTGTAACTTGTAAAGCCGTTTTCTTTGATAACTTTAAGTACGTGATTAACACGACCTGCTAGATCGTCTCTATGCGAAATCAAAAATACGTTTTTGTTACGTTCTCTAGTCATTTTCTTAAGAATACTAATAGAACTTTCAACACCTGCACTGTCCATACCACTGTCTACAAGTTCATCAATAAACAGTAAATTAATACCGTGATATAAACTTTCCCAAACATCTCTAAATGCCCAACTTAGACTTAAAATGAGTCTATTTCGTTCTCCTCTACTGAGGTTATCGAAGTCTAAGTCCTGTCCCAGTTGTGTAATAACCACTGTTAAATCGTTCTGAAATTCAACAATATGCGGTAATCCTACTTTAGACAAATAGTATGTTAAACGTTGATTTAGATATGCTAGATTCTGTTCAATAATCTTTTTACGCACAAAACTGTCTTTGTTTGTAAGCAGTTTATACAAGAAATCCATATGATCTTTTTCTTTTGTAAGATCATTTAGTGCATCAAAACTAACTTCTTGCATTGCAGTTTCTTGCAAATCAACGATTTGTTCTGCATAAGGATTTTCTTCAGCACGTTTTTGTTCTAATTCTTTCTGTAAACTTTCAACAGTGTTTCTATGATTGTATGCTTGTTCTACATTATCATACTCTGTTGTAGGACACGCTTCTAGTTCTCCGATATCCGCAACAACTTTTGAGTGTTCGTCATATTGTGTTTCGTTAGTAAGAATCTGTTGTGCTGCTTCTTGTAGTAGTTTTTCTTTGTCCTTTAAAATTTCATCCTGCTTTGTGTCGTGCAGTTCTTGACCACAAGCATAACACTTGTGTTCTTTTAGATCAGAAATTTCCTTATCAAGTTTTCCAATTAATTTTTCTTGTTTTTCGTTATCAGCAGTGATAGATGCCATCCAACGCTGTGCTTCTTCAAGTGAACGCTTTTTGTCATTAAAGTTTTCCCAACATTTGTGTGCTTCAATTTCTGCTTCAATATCAATTTTTTCTAGTTTAGCAATTCCGCCTTCTAGTTCTGTAATACTTGCGAGTTTATTATCTTCCCACATCTTTTGTTTGCGTTCTAAACTTTCGATGTTTTGTTGAATACGTTCATTAGATGCTTTTATAGTTTCAATTTTAGTGTTTTCTGCGTTAATAGCATCTCTGTTTATACGCATCTTTTCTTTTAACGACTCTGCTTTTTCAGAGAGCATTGTAATACCAAGTAATTGTTCAATGATATTACGCTGATCGTTGTTTTTCATAGACAAGAAAGGTTCAGTATATGTGTTCAAAGCAAGGATATGTTTGAACATATCGTGACTCATACCAAATAAGTCTTCAATCGCTTTTTGTGTTTCTCTACTATCACCTTGTGCTTCATCTCCATCTACTGGATCTTGTTCTGTACCGTTTACTACAAACTTAAGAACATTAGGTTTACGTCCTCTATGAATAGAATATTCTACACCGTTCTTTTCAAAGTCAATAGTAACAAGCATTCCTTTGCCGTTAATCTTGTTAATAAGATTATCTCGCTTGATGTTTGTAAGTGCATTACCGTAAATTGCATAACTTAGTGCGTTGACGATAGTGGTTTTACCAGTGCCGTTTCTGGAACCATTACCGTCACCGCCTAAATCTAGGTTTTCACCTAATACAAGTGTAAGTTCTCCTTTGTCAAAATCAATTGCTTGAGTTTGATTACCTACACTCATAAAGTTTTTAACTGTGATGTTTTTAATTTTTATCATAGGTCTCGATAAATCTCCGTCAGCATACGTTTATCGTATGACTCGCTATCTAATTGTTCTATCTGATTCATTACAATAGTATCAACACTTTCAAATGAAAGATCGATAGGATCAATGTTTGATTCAACTTCTACTTTTTCTGGAATCAACATTAGTTCTCGTAATTTAAACTGAGGAATAAACTGTTCTTTGATAAAGTTTGCTTCTTCAAATGTAATCTGTACATCAATAGTCACACGACAATGCATATTTTCTTTTAGATGATCTTCTGGCTTTTCTAAAAGTTGTGATAGCCTAAAAGTTCTAAATACAGGCTGCCCTGGCCAAGTTTTATATTCTGGAGTTCCGCCCCAGTCTAAAAACATCATACCACGTTCATCATCCCACGCATCTGCGTAGTTGTGAGGAAATGCATTACCAATGTATGTTACATTACCTTTGGTTTGTCGTTTATGGAAGTGACCACTAAACACATACTCTTGATTTACAAAATGATCTGGTTGTAACTCTCCGTGGTCGGGCATTTCTACCATAGCATTCATTTTAAAGTATGGTAATTCAAAGTGTCCGAAAACATATCTACTTTTAATATTCTTAACTGCTTTCCACTCTTCTCCAACTAACCAAGGCAACAATGTGACATCGCCTTCTGTTAGTTGTTCTGTAATTGGAATAATGTTAGGAAACAGACGCATAAATTCAATACTGTTAATCTCACGCTTGTCTTTATAAAACAAATCGTGATTGCCTACCATAAAGTAAGTTTTTTCAAATGTTTCGTTTAGTCGTTCTAGATTAGAAACTGTATAGTTCATCGTGCTGACATCTGTAGTCGCACGGTTATGGTGCCAGTCTCCTAAAAAGATACAGGTCTCAGCACCAGCGGCTTTTGCTTCTTCGCAAAACCATTTTACAAATTCTTCACAATCCGTATTGTGAATCCTACTACCACTCTTCATTCCGAAATGAATGTCAGTGAAGCAGGCTGCTTTTTTAAATAACGGCATTTTTTACTCCTATACTACATTTTACAGTAGTTTGTGTCATAAGTCAAGACTTTTTTGTAGTGTCTTTGGTTCCTCTAGGTTGAGCCATACCATTGTCTCTACCCTGTTCTTGTCTAGTCCAACTTGGATTCATACCATTCATTTCCAAAATGTCATCTCTAATATTTTGGTTACGTTTTTCGATATTAATAATACGTACGAATGAATTAGTAACAGCAGCGGTATAGTAAGCAAAAGGATTATTACTCTTAGATTCATCAAACTGTAGTCCTATTTGTGCCAACTGTAGAATTGCTTGGCCTTTCATTTCGTCATTGTATGTGTATCCACGTACATTTCCTCGTGTTGCATAACGATCACAAAGTTTCATCCACATTCTTGCAAGGTCGTTAGTTGCCTTGCCTGATTTGGGATTGAAGAATCCATTATTCATACCGCCTTCCCAATGGCTTTTTCCAACACAAATCAAATTTCCTTTATCATCAAACTTCCAATGTTGGAATGGCGGAAAGTTTACTTTTACGTGTCTATCTGCTACTGTCTTTTTTGTTTTTTTGCGTGTTAAATCTTCTGGTATGTGTTCAAATGTCATTACTCTAAATACTACATCTTCTTTAGCAATCTTTCTATAATCAATTTCAAACTGTTTTGCTGGCATTTTTTTACCGGCGGCTTCAACTGCTTCTGCGTGTGCTTGTTTTGCTAATCTTGAAGCACGGTTACGTTTTGCTTCAGCAGTAGTTCTAATGTTAATTTTTTCAAGGCTAGGTACAATTAAGTCGTATTGATTGTATTCAGGGTCAACATATGAACAGAATGTGTTCTTACTGCGGTGTATTTCCGCCAGCAGATCTTTATTTGTTAGATATTTCGTTCTTGTTGCCATATTTTTCTTCTCCTATATGAATTAATATAATAGCACATTTCTCTTAGAATAAATAGAGTTATTAAAAGGAAATATTACCAAAATGACTTTAAGCATAAATCCGTTAGCAAAATTAACCACCAAAGTTAATAGTTCAGTGGCTGCTGACCTTGCCGCAGCAGCAGCAAAAGCCAATGGAGCACTACAAGTTGCAGGAAGTTTGCAAGACAAACTAGCACTAGATGCAAAAATTGGACAATTAAGCGGCGGACTTAATAGT